CAACAAACCTCCATCGGCTGTTTTCATATTTGCGTGTGTATCTGCACTTGCTAATCCTGTTTCATCAACAGGCGGAAACTGAACTGTATCTGATTGATAAGATTTTTCAGGATTTATAAAATTTACAATTACTCTGTTATATCTTGAATTTTTGTTTTTACTTGAAACTTTAATGCCACCTATAATATTATCTTCAGTCAAAGTAATTGAGGCACTGCCAGTTGTCTCAACTAAAATATTATATATTCCACCACTAAAATTTAAATATGATCTTGAACCACGAACAAAATCTCTAACATTATCTATAGCTTTTTTTGAGGTATCAATTACAGCGTGACTATCCATTAAATCTATTGTGCTTGCACCACTATAAGGCGTTATATCAGCATCGCAGACATCGCCAGCAACTTGCCAATCTGCAAAATTAGAATCAAAGTAACTATTAGCAATACCCATACCAAATTTTTCATTTCTTAAATAATCTAGCATTTGATAAATAGGATTATCTGAATATTCCCAAGTAGTGGCATCATCTTTCCTATGTGAACCTGACCCACCAGTAACAGTGCTGTCTAAATTTGGATTATAAACTTTTCTACCTTGAACTACTGCATTAACAGTAGGTAAAGAACCAAAAGCATCGTTGTTCCATTTAAATTTTAAAGCAATATAAGCTAATCCTCTTAATCTATGGTTTGATGTCCAAGAAGATAAACCTGATAATAAACTAGATGCAGTTTGTGAATCTGTTCCATAATGTGGCTCAATTGTGATTAAACTTTCTGCACTTGAACCCTCAACATTTGGGTCAGCTTTAAAAAAATTCGCATCTGAACTATCTACTGACCTTTGAGTGTTATCTGCTAAATCTCCATCAAAAGTAACTTCATTATCATTTATAAATATTGAGGTTATATCGTTTATTTCGCCCTCTGAAACAACTATAGCCATATACAAGAACTCGTTATCTGTTCCTGAAGTTTCTAGAAAAACCACGTTCCCTCCAACTCTTCTTGTTCCATAAACAACGGGTATATGTGCATTTGAACTGAATTTGTTAATTAATACACCTTTTGCGTTCTGATCTGCAAAATTGTCTCCAAAATCAGGAATTTCAGGTATAGGTATTAGCCACCCAATAACATCTTCAACAATATCAACAACTACATCAATTACATCTTCGACAAAATCTGTAACTTCTTCAACAATCTTACCCATAATACCTCCATGAACCACCCATAGAATCAAAACCTAATTTTTTAAAAACTGGGTCAAATCCTTGTGCTGTTGAAATATATAAATAAATTGGCAAGTTATCTGCATATTTTTTTACAGATTCAACAACTCTTTTTACTAAGGGAAAATTTCTATATTCTTTTTTTATGTATATAAGTTGTATTTCTACAAGTTTTGATCTACTAAAAAAATATTCTCCTTTTGAATACATACAACAACCTATAATTTTTTCATTATCTAAATCTTTTATACAAATTATTTTACCAACTTTTAAAATATGTTTTATAAAATTAGTTAATTTTATTTCATCAATCTCAGGAAAATTAATTTGGTCAAGTTCTGTTTCTTTTAAATAAACAATAAGGTTATAAATTTCTTCAATATTTTTTTTTGTAGCTGTAAATAAATGAACACTTGTCATGGTCTGCCCCATTTAATATCTCTTACTGTCAAAGCCGCAAATTCCATGCCTTTGTCTCCACTAAAGAATCTTTGTTGAGAATTATCTGTTGTAGTTCTTCCACTAATTTTTCCAAAGTTTCCCCAGTGTGATGTTACAGTCATAATTAAACTTGCTGAAGTTGTGTTATCGGTTATTTTATAATCATTGATTGTTCCATAAAATAATAAAAATGGGTCTGAAACTAAAGACATTGTGCTATCTAAAAACCCTCTATAAACATGAACATCATTATTGATTATGTTTTCATTTAAAACTATTGATACATAAGTTTGGTCAACAGCAGATAAACTTATACCTAATGAATTTTTTGTAGGTGAACTTGTTTCATTTACTGAAGCTATACTTTTTAAATGACCATTTGATGTATAGGTTCTTGATGTTCCAGAAACACTAGATGTTATGTCAAAGCTAGCATTTGTTAAATATATTGGTGTACTAAAACCTATTTCAATTAAAAGAACAGGGTCAATTACTCCCGTAGCTAGTTCTGTCTTTACCGCACTCGATAATCCTCTTGCCATTATAAACTCTCAATAACATCAAACTCAAATCTAAATAATAAATTACCATCTTTGTCGTTTTCATTTGTTGGAAATTCTTGAACATCGCTAGTTAAATGAACTGACACTGGGACGGAGTCATAAGTAACAGAACTATCATCTGCTAAAGCTGTTCTCAAAGGTGGCTCAATAGTTACTGTTGCGGCGTTACTTGAAGAAGTTACATCTTCCACAACCATGTAAATTTTGTCATGTGCAAATTTTAAAAGGTCTCCAGCTTTTAATCTTCCAGCACCATCAGCCGCAAATCCATCAATTGCTATAGTGGTATCAGCCGCAGTGTGTGAGCCATTCACAAGTAGTGTTCCTGTTTCATTACCTTGTGCATCAAATGTGCTTGGCAAAGTAATTGTAAAACTTTCTTTCCTACTTCTTTGTTTCAAAATAAATGCCATTATTGGTGCAAAATCTGCTCTACTCAAAGGTGGATATGAAATTGTAAAACTAAATCTTTGTCCTTGAACTTGTCTTCTAAATGTTTTGCCACTATCAGTTTCGCTAAATAAAGTCTTTTGATTTGACTTTAGATTGATTGCCTGAAAGTTTGTGTTTGGTAAAGACCCACTCATATTAATGCCGCCTTACCTTTTTCATTTACTGCACTATTAATCATATTTACAA